TCATTCGGACACTCTAACTTCGAAAATTCCAACTTGGTAGATCTTTTCGCGTGTTGGCACCTTTATCGATACGCCATATTTCCCAGGCCTTGCGAGATATTTCGAATCAATTGCGGCTGTAATTATTTTGTCACCAACTGAAGTACCAACAGCAGGTTCGCCATCAAAATAAACCTGAGCATGAGAAAGCCCTTGCGTGCTATTTAACTTAATCCAAACGCCCATGCTGCCATCTGGCTGTTTATTAGGGTTCACACCTACCGTAGTGGACTGAGGACCAAAATCATCAACCTCAAGACTCAAACTAGCGACAGACAATAAACACTGGCTATTGAGATTGAGTATAAGACTATCGGCTCCTGGTTGCTTGTTAGACGACGGAGGGTAAAATGCAATATTGTTGTATTTGCCAACTTGGTTACGCCCGTGAACTAGTCGCAACAATACGTGCGTGGGAGCATCATAATCTGACGTAAAAAAAATATCGCTTGGATATCCTGCAGAAGCAAAACCAGCCTCTAGTGAAGTCGACACGCGAGTCATGCACTGGCCCGTTTCATATATAAGCTTCTGAAATACAAATGCATGCCATATTAAAATTATGGCGCCCAGAATAGAAAACAACTTTACTAATTTAATTTTATTAACAACCAGCAACGCTAAAGCGATGCTCAATGGCACCCCAGATGCATACATGTAGTGCGAGCCTTGATTATGCAAAAAAAGAACTGGGGTCAGGAACAAAAAATACGATGCGACATATACCGCAGCATATCTAAATCCGTGACATAACCCTAAAATTAAAACCAGTAATGTGTGAATAACAAATGAGAGCACCACAGACCAAGTGGCCTGAAATACCCAATTGTGCGCCTCAGTAATTAAAGGATGAAATGGATATATCCAATATATGAAAATATTTCTTCCAAAATTCAAAACCGATGCAGCATAGGGGTCCGCCGCACCACCAACAAATGAACTCTCGATAGCAGAAATGCGAAACAGAAGATATAGAATAATTGGAGTCGACCAACTTGAAAATACAAGAAGTAGACGACGCCATCTGGAAACAAGCTGCCTAGGAAAGAGAGCGGCCAACAAAAGAAGGGAGGCAGGAAAAACTATTCCAGTCTCCTTTGATAAAACAGAAAAAACACCACCAACGGCAATCAGCCCCAAAAAGAGCATTCCTTTTGTTTCATCAAAAATATAGCGCACAGCCAACAAAAGGACAATCAATCCAAACGTCACATACAGCTGATCCATAAGTGCAGCTGACCAGCCAGTTGCTAGCACCGTCAGTGGATTTAATATAAAAAATAAACCTGCTAGCAAACTGGCTCTTTTTGCAAGTCCAAAATTTAGGCAAGAAAAGTAAATAATTAATGAAATGATTATTGTATTGGCGGCAGCAATAAGATGAACAACAAATGGAAAATCAGCAAAGAAGAGATTGTTAATCCCCTGGAGGAAAAATGCTATTGGGCGTATAGGGGTGCCGAAACTACTGCCAGCATAAATTTGTGAATGCTGAATAACGTACGAAATGAATCCATTATTAATGTAATAATCAAATCTCTGCCATTCGTCATGCGAATAATAACCAGGGTTCGCAATCAAAAATATTTGGCCAAGCACTCCGATTAAGACCAATAAAGCAATATCTCCATAATCAATCCTTTGATCTGGAAAAGTCGCAGGAAGACCAAGGTTTATTTTCATTTTGAATTAATACCTAAAAAGCCCCAAAACCTGCTAAGCAAATAACTTAGAGCAGGCATTGCAGAGGCGGCGATCATTGCAGAAAATCCGACAGAAAACCAATTCCCCTGGATCAGAAATGAGAGAATTAATGTATTTATAATGAATGCACCGAATGCAATAACAAAAAATCTGAATGCAGCTCGTCGAGGGTTTCCCGGAGAACGAAATGTCCATAGATAATTGCCGGTAAAAGAAATACAAAAAGCTGTCAAGAACGCGAGCGTGTTGGCTAACATCGGGCCGACGCTAGCAAATGTTAACAAAAGAAAAACAATCGCAATATGGACTACGGTCGAAATAAGTCCGACTAGACCAAAACGAGCAGCAGTAATAATTTCGCGAAAGAAATTTTCATTTGAAGATCGTTGGGCCTTCAAAGCGTTGCGATCAACATCATTCATTGCCATCGTCACGGCTTTTCCGCAAGTACAAAAACAGTTAAGCCTGCGAGACGGTTACGCAAAAAAAACGGCATCTCTGCTGATGACATGGCAGCCAATGCTCCATTAACGAATGGATGGTGCAGAGATAACTGTGACTGAGCTTTGCCACGTCCACGTTGCAACAAATTACTCGCCATGCGAATGGCTACCGCGATCGGGAAGACTGCACCAAAATAATAGGCGCCATGTTTAACCGTTAAACCCGCCTGTCGAACAACGTCTTCCATCTGATTTAATCGGTATCGACGCTTATGCTCAAGAAAGACATCGTGACCACTCCACAGAAACTGAAAGGCAGGGACGGATATTAAAAATTTTGCCCCTGATGGAACTTTATTTACGTAGTCTTTCAAAAGACCAACGTCATCGTCGACGTGTTCTAATACATCCATGAGAAGAACTAGGTCAGCATTCACTTTGTCAACTGATCGCCTAAAGTGAACGGTCTTTCCTGCTTCTGTGGCGTCTGAGTCTTGTTCATAGCTTATATCTACACACCATGCTTCTTTTGCCGCGGTGCTGGACAGTAGTTTTTTTGAGAAAAACCCAGACCCCGCACCGATATCCAAAATTACTGATGGTGATGCACCCGAAAGCAAGCGCATCATTGCATTAGATTTTGATTTATAGTACCAATGCGTTCTAATATTTTCACCAAGGATGTTAGTCTCTTTCAGATCCATCTCTTAAACCTTTTGCCCGTAAATTCTTCTCACGAGATAAATCGGACGTCGCTTCGATTCAATGTAAGAACGCCCAAGATATTCACCAATAACCCCTATACCAATCAGCTGCAAGCCGCCGAGAAATGTCACTGCGACCATAACTGAGGCATATCCTGGAACATCCACTCCATGAATTATGACCTTTAAAACCATGAAGATGGCAAAAAGAAAAGATATGGAGGCGACTATCCCACCCAAATAGGTCCAAATTCGCAATGGATCGGTACTGAAACTCGTTATACCCTCAAGCGCAAAGTTCCACAGCCGCCATCCGTTGAATTTTGTTGTTCCAGCAACTCTCTCGGGTCTTGTGTACTCCACAGCTACAGTCTTGAATCCGACCCAAGCAAAGAGCCCCTTCATAAATCGCCTTGACTCCGGAAGTGCTTTCAGGGCATCAACGACCGAACGATCCATAAGCCTGAAATCTCCTACATTTTCAGGGATTTTCGGTTCAGAAATTTTGTTGTGAATTCGATAAAACCAGGTCGCTGATTTTCTTTTTGCCCACGTATCGGAATATCGATTAACTCGTTTTCCCACCACGACGTCATACCCTTCACGCCATTTCTCAATCATTTGAATAACGAGCTCGGGTGGATCTTGCAAATCAACGTCAATCGGGACTACAACGTGTCCAGAAGCTATATTTAAACCTGCTGTAAGCGCAGCCTCTTTTCCAAAATTACGACTTAAATCAACTATCCGTATTTCATTGAACTGCTTTTGCAACTCAAGAAGGCGAATGAGAGTGTCATCACTGCTGCCATCATTTATAAAAATAATCTCAAGATTAACAGCCGGAGATTTATCAAAAACCGCTTTAACACGTTCTACGAATAAAGATACCGTCTCAGACTCATTAAAAACAGGCACGACGAAAGACAGCCCGATGCTTTCAAGACTGCGCGCATCTGCGACATCTTCCAGTGAGTTGGCGTCCAGCATTCTTCCCCCATATTGACCAGATAGATCGCTTTTTACGAGAGCCTATTTCGTCGTCGTCGCGCGAAACAAACCATACCACTCTATTTTACCCTGCGGGGGGGGGGGGTACGTCATCCTTTCGGCATGCCTTAGCCACCAGCTTTGTGCGTAGTGGTTTTTACAGCTGGCTCGAAGGAGTAGGCCAAGGCCTCCGCCTTCCTTCGACGAACTAGTCCAGGCATCCTCCTCCCCGCAGCCCACACCCACTTCATCAACTCGGTGGGGACGCCTTTGTGCTCGCCACGGTTCACCTTCCGCCGCAGTGTCGAACGCTGTAGCGCTCCAGCACCGAGGTTGAAGGTGAAAGAAACCAGCGCATCGAACTGCCCGTCCGTCAGAGGCACCGAGATCAGCCGCAGCACGGCTCGTTCGGCGATCCTCACGTCCTTACGCAGAAGCTCAGTGGCCTCTGCTTGGGAAATCCCCGTTTCGAACTGATCCTGTTCATGTGCTAGAACGACATGGCCATATCCGATGGTCGGGTAGCCGGCCGGACAGATGTAAACGGTGGAACTGAAGCCTTCAAACCGTTTGATCAGGTTGAGGCCTTCCTCGGTGACGTGACGCATCAGCCACCCCGGCGCATCTTGCTGATCTGACGGCTGCCGAACCAGAAGGACATTACGGCGGCAAACAACGCCTGGGTTTCTTCGTCCCAAGTGGCCTGCAGGGCTGCTGCCAGCGTGACGCCGTCGGTTTGCAGCAAAGTGGCCAAGGCCGAGACCTTCACCACCGCAAAGACCAGGAAGAAGGCATAGGTGATGATCGGGCGCACCGAGGCCTGTAAGGCTTCCACCCATGGCGAGCCAGTGGGATGGTTCGCGTATCTGTACAGCACCTGGCTCTCGGCAACATCAGCCGCAATCTGGATTTCTTCCAGGCGCTGGCTGTGGCCTAGCCGCAGCTGCTCCATCTGCCGATCCAGGATCGCCAGTTCGTGTTTGCGGTCCTGGCTGTCGCGAAACAGCTTGAGGAATTCCGGGAAGGTGCTGCTGAGGAAGCCCAGCAGTGATCCGAGCAAGGTCAGCATGATCAGTGTCCCCCAAAGAACTTCAACTTGATCAGCGCGCCGGCAACCAAGGCCAAGATGAAGCCCGTGGTCACCATCCGCACCAGGGTCTGCCAGGCGGTGTGCTTGGCGGTGTTGAAGGCTTCGAGCAGTCCACGCAATTCACGGATGTCGGCGGCTGCGCTTTCGCCATCCAGACCGACATCGGTCATGGCGCGCTTGGCGCCGCGTTCGGCAGCGTCCTCGATCAATCGCTCAAATTCGTCCAGCGGCATGGATACCCAGCCGTCTCGGGTGTTCGGTGTGTTCATCACGGTCTCCAGAAACAAGAAACCCCGCACAGTGGCGGGGTCGATGGGGTAAAAGGAATTAGCAGGTCACGGGGCGCTGGGGATTGCCACGGTCGTTGTGCGTTTGGGAGGCTTGGTGTGCCCAGCTTTGGCCTTGCCTGATTTGCCAGCTGAGATTTCCACCGACGTGCTCCAGCTTTGCCCAGCCAGCTGGTGAGTGACCGATTCGATCAGGTAGGTGCCGTCGACCTCCTGCTTGAACCCCTGCAACTCGACCGACTTCTCGGCGGCCAAATCGGCACGGCCACGTAACTCCAGCTGGCCGCTGGCGGTCTGCCGGTTCATGCCGGCCAATTTGGCTTTTGCTGCAGCCTTGGCTGCGCTGGGGATCGGGTAGATGTGACGATCAGTGTGCGTGGCGCTGCTGGAGCCGGCCGGGGCATCCGGGTTCGGGATGACGATGTCGATCTTTTTGCCGGTCTTGGTGTCGTGCGCCTGGGTTTTCACCATACCGACGCTGCCTCGGTCGGGGAAGGTCAGGCGATAGCTGGCTACTTCGTTTGGTGAGAGACGGATCACCGGCAGGCTTTTACCCGAGGCGGTTTTGCCTTCAGCGCGCGGCAGGACCACGAGCTTGCGATCCTTCAGGGTGGCCGTGGCGTTGTATTGACGCGCCAGTCGGGTCAGGAAGTTCAAATCCGACTCGCCGACCTGGTCGGCCCGTGGCACCGTCGTGGTGATCGAGCAGACCGCCTGCCAGCGGTTGCGGGCGGCGACCTCGCGAATGATTTGCGACAGCGGAACACTTTCCCAGGCGTGCTGGCGTGGGCTTTTGGCAAGACCTGCCATGTCCGCCGGCTTGCCGCGAATGACCAGGGTGCGTGGCGGGCCTGAGAATTCGATCTCGTCCACGGTGTAGGCGCCCATGAAGCTCAGCCCCTGGCCCTCCCAACCCAACGAAATACGCAGCAGTGCGCCTTTCCTGGGGAAAGCAATCCGGTCGTCACGGTCATCCAGGCGGATTTCACATTCGTCCGACTGCAGCCCGGCCCGGTCGGTCAGCTGCAGGCTGATCAAGCGGTCTTTGAGCAGGTCGGTGATGTCTTGGGCGTTGGCAATGATCTGGAAGATGGCACGCATCGCTCAGTCCCACAGGTTGATGACGTCAGTGCGCGCGGGGGCCAGGTCCGGTAAATGGATGACGACGCCAGAGACAAAGGGTTGAGCGCGCGCAGCCAGTCCCGGATTGGCCTCCAGTACCGCCTCGACCGTGCCCATCAGATGACCGTAGTGCTGGTGGCAGAGGCGATCAAGCACATCGCCGTCAGAGGTTTTGATAGTCGTCGCCATAGCGTTTGAACTCCACGGTAAAGATCTGCTTGCGCGGTGCGCCGTCGGCCATGAGGTCGCTTTGATCCTCTGAGACGCTGGCCAAATACCAGCGCCCCAGGGTTTCGCCGTGGCCGGCGATGAGCTCGACCGGTTTCATCTGAAAGCCGATCCGGCGCAGCGCGTTCAGTTGGGTCATGCCTGCCATTTGCGCAAAGACCACACCTGAGAGCGTGAGTGACTCACTGCCCTGATTGACCGCTTGTAAGGCTTGCGGTCGCCCCAGACGCTCCTGAGTGGCGATGTTGTATTGGCTTTGCCGGCGCAGGCTGTCGAAGGCTGCTGTGTTCAGGCCAAAGTAGAAACGCTCGCCTTGTTTGGCGACCAGCACCAACAGGTGTGGCCGGGCGCTGGAGAGCGTCGGCATGCCGGCACCTGCGGGACGGCGTGTGCTCGAAGCGGTGGGTGATGCCAGCGGTGTCGTGGCACCGGCACTGCCCAGTTGGGCCTTGAGCTTGCCCAATTGCGTCGACACCGAGGTCGCTGCGCTCTGTACCGATCGCACGGCCGAGTCCAGACGCTTGGTGCCCGATTGGGCGGTATCGATCAGGCTGCCGACTCGCTGCGTGGCGCGATTGATCTCAGCCAGCCCAGCCTGCACGCTGGCCATGCCCCGGCCCAGGGCACTGCGTTCAAAGGCCGTCACGCTGACGGTAGGAAGCAGGGTCACCAGGCTTTTAAGGGCATTGGCGCCGCGCGTGAGCTCGGAGGATGTGTTCGCTGCCAGACGGAATATGTTTTCTGGGGGCTGGGCCGACTGCGCCAGTTGTCCCAGTCGCTGCGCATGGCTGGTGGCGCGCACGACCGATGAGCTAGCCTGCGATACCCATTGGGTGATGGAAGACAGGGTCATCAGTTACCTCACACATGCGCGCCGTCGAACCAGGCGGCTCGCTGGTTTTGTTGCTGAAACTGCTCGAACAGCCGCTTCAGGTGCGGCATCAGCTCGTTGGCCAGTTGCCGGGGGTCTTTCACATCACCCTTGACGGTAATTTGCAGGGTGGGCGAGAAATTCACCTGTTGCGGCACGGCGGGTGCCTTGGCGACGGGCGTTGTCGCTGCTTTGGGTGCAGGTAGCGCAGCGCCGGCCACAACCGGTGGCGCAAGATTGGGTGGCACCGGCATGGCCGCCAATGTGGGGGACGCCTTCGGTGGTTGGGTTGCCACCAGCGACTTGCCCAACCAACCGCCCAACTTGTCACCGCCGAAAGAGCCAATAGCGCCACCGAGCAAACCGCCAATCGCGATCCCGATGGGGCCGCCCAGTGCGCCGACTGCGGCACCGAGCTTGGCGCCAGCCAAGCCGCCAGCCAGCGTACCGGCCGCACCGCCGTAACCCTGGGCCTTTTCTTCGCGGGTGGTGGCGTTCTTGGCGGTATCAAAGACCTGATACGCGGCCGAGCCAATGGCCAATGCGCCGCCCAGTCGGCCACCAGCCTTCCCAAGCCAGCCTCCGACCCGCCCCAAAGCGCCACCCGCACGGGCCATGCCGCCCGCTGGCGACCCAGAGGGCTTGCCAGCGCCCCGGCCAGACCGGCCCAGCAGATCAGGCAAGGCACCGGCACCCGGCCAGTTGGTCACGAACACAGGCTGCGCCCCAGTAGCTGCCCCACCGGCGAGCACGCTCGCCAGATTGCCCAGCTTGCCGGGTAGGCCAGGCATGCCTGGGGCTCTGCCGGATCGACCCGCCATGAGCGTGCCCCGCGCCAGATCAAGCGCACCACGCCCAATGTTCCAAACGGCACGAGCGCCTTTGAGAGCCACCAGCCCACCGGCAACCGTGGCGAGACCGGCTACCACCATGGGTGCCTGCTCGACCAGCGTGGCCAGCGCCCGACCCACGGAACCCAGTGCTTGGCCAACGGTGTCGGTCACCGGTCGCAAGGCATCCCCGATGCGGCGCAAGGCTTCGTCCCAGGCTTGGGTGACTTCGCTCCAGATCTGCTTGGAGGTCTCTCGCCGGGCGATCAGGTCCTGTTCGATTTCACCACTGGCCCGCGCCGCGTTTTGCTTGAGTCGCTGATACAGATCAGCGTTTTGCATGTAGGCGGTCAACGCCGCCTTGACCTGCATGTCGGCAAAGAGGTCACCGGTTTTCATGGTGGCCTCGAAGGCTTGCAGCATGGCCTGCTGCTTGGCTGGATCACGTTCCTGGCCGATGCGTTGCGCCGCCGCCGAGACTTGCTGGGCTCGCTGGGGATCGGCCTGCTCGATGTAGGCCCGGGCCAGCACGAAGGAGGACTCCATCGTGCTCCAGCCCTTGCCGATGGCCTCCTGCATCATGGCGGTGTAATCGATACCGGCATCGGCGTAGCGCCGCTGGGTCTCGGGTGAACCGATTTTGGAGAACCAGTTCTTCAGATTGTTGGCCGCCTGATCCGGCGAGCCGGAGACCTTCATTTGCACCTGCAGCATGGCGCCCAGCTGATTGACCGAGTCCTGGCCGGTGATGCCGATCTTCTGCATCTCGGCCAACAACTCCGGAAACCAGCGCGCCATGTCCGAGGATTCGAACGATCCCTCTTTGCCCAGGTAGGCGATCGCCTCCAGGGCTTGTTGCATCTGGGCGGGGTCACTGATCCTGGCGTTTTGCTCCAGCGCGCCGATCATGCGCGCGGTGTCGACACTGCCAGAACCCTGGCCCACGGCGAACTTGGCCAGCAGCGGCGCAAAGGCCGTGGCACGCTCTAGATCCATGCCGCCACCAACCAGCTGATTGACCGCCTCGGCCAGTTCGTTGCGCCCCATGCCGCTGGCCAGCGCACTTTGTGCGATCTGCTCGCCGATTTGTGTCTCGCGGGCCGTGCCGGCGATACCGGCCTTGATCGCCATGTCGCGCACAATGGCCTGGTAGTTGGCCGAGATAGTGGCCGGCACCGCCACCGTGGCGGTCAGTTTGAGGGCGTCACCCACCGCTTCACGCCCCTGCGTAACTCCCTGGCCGATGCGTTCTCGGCCAACGGCCTGCAGTTCCAGCCCTCGCGCTGTGCGGCCAAGCCGCTGATAGGCGCGGTCCAGGTTGTCTGCTTCAATGCCAGCCTGGCGCAGAACGGTCAGATTGCTCTCGATTTTCTTGCGGATGCCGTCGGCCGCCGCATCGCCGCTCAGGTGCAGTTTGCGAAACTCGCCTTGCAGGCGCTGCGTCTCGCCAATCGTGCGTTGCCACAGGCGTTGCTGCTCGGCGGTCTGCTTGAGGCGAGTGATTCGTGACTGGGTATCGGTCACCGCCCGGCCAAGTGACCCATCGACCGCGCCGCCAATGACAAAGATGCCGAGTACGCACAC